TTTGACGACGTTTGCCGAGACGGTGCCTACTTTGCTGCCGAACCTGCTGAGCTTGTCGCCTGCCTCACCGACAGCACGCTTGAACTGCTTAGCGTCGCCGAGGATGGCGACGTTGATGACGCTGGAGCCTGCTGCCATGTCGCAATTCTAGAACGTGCGCTTAATGATCGCCCGCACCTCGTCGTTGTACCGGTCAACGACCTGCTGGCGGCGATCGTCGAGGGCTTCGTACAGGAACGGCTGCGGCCTGATACGGCCACGAGTGGGGCTGCCAGGGTCGCCAAAGTGGATGCGGCCGGCGTAGGGCACCGAGGTCGGGCCGCTCTTTCGGTTGTTGCCTGCACGAACACGCGCAGCGGTTTTGGTGCCGGAGCCTCGGACCGAGTTGCGCAGCCGGCCGCTACGCACTGGGGTTTTGGTCTTTGCCGTGCCGGCGACGTCGTCAGCGAGCTCTTTGTGCAGGTCTTTCAAGTCGGTCATGTCGTCGCCGACTTCACGGAACTTGCGACGCAGCTCCCTGCCGCCCTCGACTCGGACTGCGGGTTGTGCCATCGTCAGCGCCTCCGTGCTGCTTTCTCTTGCGCCTGCTGACGCTCTTTCAATATCGCCTGCAACGCACGAATGACGGCCGGGGAAGCGTTCTCGAGCTCGCTGATCGGCTGCCCGGTAGCGACTGCCAACGACGCTAGGCCGTAGGCGGTTCCCCTTCGGCTAAAGGGGTGTCGTTGTCGCTGTCGAACTCGATGTCGACGAGCGTGTCTCGGAACTTTTCCCAGGTCGGCACCACGAGCCCGGCGTGCCGGCGTGATTCCCACGCCAGCCACGCCACATGCTCGATTTTCGTTTGCTGCAACGCCTCGATGGCGCTCGGCAGGTTGAAATACCGCTCCAGCTGGAGCAGCGTGCCCATCGTGGGTTTGCTTGTGACTGGCTCCGTCTCGTCGGCCAGTCGGGTTGAGATGGAGAGGTCAAGCATGTCAGGCGGTGGTCACCGTGACTGCGCCGGACAGCGGCCAGGTCACCGAGACGGTGGCCAGGTCGGACACGCTGCCGTCGATGATGGGCAAGTCGGTGACGAGGGCCGAGGCGGAATGCTTCGGGTTCGTCGCTGCGAGTGCGTCGCTGGTCGGGGTCATCTCGACGGTGGTGACGGTGCCGAGCAGCGGATACAAGGTGGCGTACACCGACGACGCACCGAAGTCTTGGTGGAACTCGATGCTGACGCTGCCGTCCTTGAGTCCACCGATGCGGGTGCGGTTGCTGTCCCCCATCGCGGTCGTGTCAAGCTCGTCTGCGTTCTCGGTCCAGGTGATGCTGGCAACATGGTCGGTCAGGTCGACCGAGTTGACGGTCACCTGCACGTCATTCTGAAGAAAAACGGCCATCAGTCGGCCTCACTTTCTGGGTTGGCCTTTCGGCTGTTTTTCGGTTTCGCTTCGGCTAGGTGGCCTGCTGCGATCAATGCGGGCACGTTCGCTCGCTCGAGGTCGTCGTCGGTCACGGTGTCGCCGTGCGCATGGCCGGCGAGGTTGTGTGAAGTGACGGTGTAGCTGGTCATCGTGCGTAGACCTCCACAAGAAAACGGGCACCGATGAACTCGGTATCTGCAAAGGCTACCACGCCGTAGTCGACGGCCTGACGCACCTGAGTCGTCGTCGCTGCGCCGCCTAGCGTCGGGTCGGCCTCGACAGCTGTTGGCACGCTGTTCGGGCCGCTGATGAGCTCGTCGAGGGCGTCCTGCGCAAACTCCTCGGTCATTGACTGCACAGCGCAGACCAGCTCGAAGTTGAACACGGTGAGCGAGCCGCCGCTGCCGATCATGCTGTCGTGATAAGTGGCGACGGGCCGGCCGGGAACCACCACAGCCGCCGGCGCAATCAGGCGGCTGGGGACGGTGGCGTGCACGGTCAGGAACGTCGGCACAGTTTCGAGCTGTGCGGCGAGGCCGTCACGAATGGCGGTGAAGTCGGCCATCAGGCAGTCGCGAGCCGCTTGTATTGCTGGAGCAGGGCGGCGACGTCGGGGTCTTGGCGGCTGATGCGGGCGATGCCGTAGTCAGCGAAGCCGGTCATGATGCCGAGCGGGGATGCTTTGCGCTGGTATAGGCGTGCGGCGAGGATGAGTGCGGCCTGCTGCACGGCATACGGTACGGCTGCGTTGTTCTGGTCGCCGTAGGCTGCTGTGACCTCGACGGCTGGCCGGCCGGAGAAGTACCGGGGCCAGTCGCCGGACACGTTCAGCAGCGACGTGAACGGCGGCTCGTTGAACGGCTGCACCACGAAGTCGGTCGTGATCGTCAGCGTGGTGTCATAGGTGCCGTCGTTGTTGGTGTCGGTTTTGACGACCAGGCCGGTGAGGGTGTGGAACTGGTCGACGAGCAACACCTGCGGGTCGTCGGCACGGTACACACGAGCCTCGGTGACCGTCTCGAACGTCGTGTTGGTATAGCCGTCGACCAGGTCCTGGGCGGCGTTGATCGCTGCTGTGAGTGGCGTGTCCTCGGACGTGGTGCCGCTCGGGATGCCGAGGTAGTCCTTGAGCACGCTGAGCGACGTGTACGCCATCGTTAGGCTTTCTTGGCCTTCTTGGCGGCCTTCTTGACCGGAGCGGCCTCGACGGCCTCTGCGGGCTTCTGGACACGGCTAGGGGCCTGCTTGTTCCACAGCTTGTCAGACATGAGAACCTTTCGAGGTAGGAGTGTCGGCCGGGCCGGGACTGGTACCGACCCGGCCGACGATGTGGGTGACCTATTAGAAGGTCGGGGCTGCGAGGCCGGTTCCGTTGATGACGGAGATGCTCGCCGGGTACCGGCCGGGGATGAAGGTTGCGTACTGGTACGCGACCATCGTCACCGTCAGGTTGAGGCCGGCGGTCTGGTCCATGCGGACCAGGGCCGGCGCACCGGCGTCCTCGAACAGCAGCATGTCGGCACGACGCACGATGTAGATGCGGTCCTCATCGCTGCCAGCGCCGCCGTTGGTGATGACGTTTGCATCGGTCACGACTGGAAGGCCAGCGATCGACGCACCGGTGTTGCCGTAGCCGGCGACCGGTCCGACGCCCATGGCGTTCTGCGGGACGTTCTGCGAGGGCACCACCAGCGGGCGGTTGCTGCCGTCGACGCCGGCCTGCATGAAGGCGAGGCGGCGGGGGTGCATGACGATGAGGTCGGCACCGGCGTACCGGTTGCTGTTGACCTGCTGGATGCCGTCGACAATCTTGCTGTAGAGCTCGGCAGCGGTCGGCGACGCGTCCGTGTAGGTCACGGTGTTGGTGCCGGCAACGTTGCCGAGGCCCAGGAGCTGACCGGACGAGCCGGTGCCGTTGAGCAGCTGGTTATCGAGGGTGGTCGCCATCGCGCCGAGCATGTCGGCCGCCACGAGGGCGTCGACGCCGGTGCCACGCTCGACGGCCTGACGGCTGAGCTGCTGGCCGGCGGCGATGGTGCGCACGTCGGCGGTGAGCAGCGTGTCGTCGATGTCCGTTTCGGACACGGCATCGTTTTCGGCGGCCTGCACGGCAGCGCTCGAGCCGGTGGTCACACGCGAGATGTTCACGGTGAGGCCGTCGGCCGGGAGCGGCAGCGAGGTGCACTGGTCAGCGAACGGCCGGCCCGCACGGGCGAGCTCGGCGGCAAGCTGGGTCAGGTACTGCGGCACGACGAGGCCGGCGTAGTTCGCCGAGCTGCCGTCACGGTGCTCGACTGCCATCTCGTCACGGTGACGTTCGAGGCGGCCTTGAGCGTCGCGGTCGCCGTAGGTCTGCGCGTGGTACATGTCCGAGAAGAAGCTGTGGTTGCTGCGCTCGGAGTAGGTGATCGGCTCGCTGTGGACCTGGACGACGCCGGCGGCCGAACGGGCCTCGGGTTCGTCGGTCGCAGCGACCTCGGCACGAAGCTTCGCCGCTTCGAGGTTCGCGACCTGCACGGCACGCAGCTCGGTGATGCGCTCATCGAGGGCATCGGCACGGGCCTTGAGGTCGGCGAGGTTTTTGTCCTCGGTTTCGTTGAGGTCGCGTGACTCGTCAGCGGCACGGGTCAGGATGCCGTCGACGGTTTCGCTAAGTTCTGCTCGTTCTTCGACGAGCTGGTCAAGCAAACGCACGATTGCGCCTTTCTTGGTAGGGGTGGTGGTGTGTCGGGTGCTGGCCGGGTGCCCGTAGCTGGCGGGCGGCGCTTCCAGCGGCGCAACGTGGGTTTCGAGTGAGGTTATCAGATCAGTCTGTCTGGTAAAGGATGCTGACGGTCTGGTCGGCGTTGGCGGACACGGCCCACAGTTCCTCGTTCGCTGGGATGTACAGCTCGAGCAGCGAGCTCTTGGGGATTTCGAGGCCGTTGCTTGTCGTGACGTCAGCGCCGCCGAGGTAGACCGGGTGGCTGCTGTCGTCGTGGAAGTACACTCGCCGGTTGGTGTTCTCGTCATTGAGGATGCGCACGGCTGTGAGGCCGACCGTGAGCTGCTCGGATTTCATGGTCATGCGAATGCGCCTCGCCAGCGTGCGAGCCTTGGTGCGATCTCGGGGTCGTCGGCGTCGAAGTGACGCACAGCGAGCACGCGTGCGCCGTCGTAGGCTGGCTGTGCCACGAATCCGACGTGGTCCATGCGGGCTTCGACTCGGACGACGTGCTGACCGGTCGATCGTGTTTCGGTGCGGGACCGTACCGGGATGAAGCCGACCGACAGGCCGGTCACCATGCCGTCATCGGCGAGGGTGAGCACTTCGGCGGCGCGTTCGGTGCGGGCCATGCGGAAGTCAGCGACGAGGCCGTCAGCGGTGTTTTCCCAGGCGACCGAGCTGCCGACGGGCAGCGTCGACCGTGATTCGTGCTGCTGGTACAGCGGAATACGGTCGCCACGTTCCTGCAGCGTTTTGGTGAAAGCGGAACGCTCAAACGATTCGGTGAGGCCGTTTGACATGCGGTATTCGCCATCCCACGGCACGACGATGCCGACCAGGTGCCGGAACCCGTCGTCGTCGGTGCGTGTCTCGATGCCGTCGAACGTGACGGTGCGCGTCTCAATTTCGGTCACGTCAAGCCCTCCAAAGCTCGGACTTCGTCGATGGTCAGGAAGCCGGCCCGCAGGCCAGTTTCGTATGCGTCGTATCGTGTTTGTGTGTCTGCTCGCAGCACAGCGTCGAAGTTGAACACGGCCCGCTGACCTCGAGGCAGCAACGTCGACAGCGCTTCCTCGATCTTGATTGCCAGCGGCCGCAGCGTGAAGCGGACAAAAAACTGCGAGTCCTGTTGCACGTTGCTGTAGGTCTTTGAGTCTTGCGAGGGCACGCCGACGAGGTGTGGCGGGACACCGAACAGGGTGCACATTTGTTCGGCGTTGTATCGGCGGCTGTCGAGCAGCTCCATGTCGACCGATGAGAACTCGAGCGGCTGGTACTTAACGCCGCCAGACAGCACGGCCGGGCCTCGTTGCCGGCCGCCGTTGCCAGCGATCCACGCCGCTTTCAAGTCTTGGGCCTGGTCGCTGGTGATCTCGTTCTCAGAGTGCAGGACGCCGTCGGGCAGCGCGCCGGTCGTGAAGGCTTGTGCGGCGTACTGGTCGGCGGCGAGCGCCTGGGCGATGCTTTGCCGGTTGTAGTCGAGCGGCCCGTAGCCGACGACGTGGCCGGGCAGCGTGAAATTGCGGATGTGCAGCACGTCCTCGGGATTGAGCGCGCCTCGGGACGTGCGGTACTGCGGCCGGCCGTCG